TCATAAAAGGTGTCAAGAAATACACCCATGCATTGTCTGTTTTTGGTAAGTATTTAAAAATTCCATCGTTCATCATCATTCTCATAAGGTTTTGATACCCTCGACCTTCAGGGTCAATATCCTCTTTGTAATACAGTTGAACGAGTTCCTTCGCTTCTTCCGTTAACAAAGGTTGTGAAAGGTCGACAAGTTGTTTGTTAATAACATAAAACTCTTCTCCATAAACCCCTCTTTTTGTCTTTCCTGATAACAAGTTTTGTAACGCTCTATTGTCTTTATCATTTTCATGTAGTTTTTCACCCTTTTGTAAAATGTCGTCAACAGACACTACAGAATCAAGTATCTCAGGAAAAAGTTTTGAAAAAGTCTTTTCACCAAAATAGTAGATACCATCAATATTATCTGATTTGTCACCAGATATTATTTTGAAGGTAGCCACATTTTGGTGGGGAATTGAAATGTCTTTCAGTTTGACTTTATCCCCGTCTTTAATCATTTGTTTTTGGGATGGAGAATATATCTGCACATTCTCAGAGATGAGTTGTGTTAAGTCTTTATCCGCAGAGAATATCGTTTTGTGTTCGTCTAAAGAGATTTGACAGTAGTAGGCAATCATATCATCAGACTCGTTACCATCCACCACCACCTGACGAATAAACATCTCCTCAAGGTATTCTTTAACTCTCTTTAATTGCCAATTAAAAGATTGTTTTTGAATGTCGTTAAGTCGATTATATCGTCTATTCTCTTTATATTCCGCAAATATTTTTTTTCTCTGAATTGAGTTATCATCTCCATCCCAAAAAACAATTACCTTGTCATAGTTGTACTCGGATATGAATTTACGTAAGGTATTAACAAAATGGTAGATACCACCAATGTGATTACCTTTATGGTAATATTCACGAACTCCGTGATAACCTATCTTAAATAGGTTGTTTCCGTCAACTAATAGGGTTTTTGTCACAACGCATTTATATCAAAGGTTCCACCGTCTTCCTCTAATTTGAACTCACCTCCGGTTCCGATGACCTCCTTCCAATACTCAGAATGCTCTGCTTTGTAATTTTCAATAGATTTCTTTTCTTCGGTCGAATCTTTACCCGCGAGGAATCCATGTGCAGTAACTAAGATTCTACCATCTTCATATCCTAACCCGTTGATGTGATTTTTCATTACGGATACTTTTGTTCGGCTAGCGAACTTAACTTTTCTCTTATCTTTTACCGCGGTAATCTTTGTTGTACCCGCATTTTTTTGATTACCAAACAGGAACACCATAGACGAATTCAACCAAATAGCCTCTCCCCCCTTCGCTTTAATTTTAGGTTGACCGAAAGGATTGTCGGGTAATTCGACCCATGGTTGATTAACAATAACCAAAGTGTTTTCATGTTTTGAGTCTGACCTGCGTGAACCTGAGATTCTTTGGTTTATACCCATACCTATTTTATCTGCGAGTACCGCTGCATTGTGTTGTTTACCTCCTTTACCATCATAAGTCATCTTACAAGGTACAGAACCTACAGAGTCCCAAAGGAATAAAAGGTCGTAATCCAAATCACCTTTTTCTTGCGCATCTAACAAAGAATTAATATAGTCGGTAATTTGTTCAATATATTCAAAGTTGTTATTAAAAATGAAAAATCCATCCCAATCCAACTCACCTGTTTCTTTATCTACCACTTCTTCACAATCAAAACCCATAAGTTTTGCGTGGTCAAATGACCATTTTTGTTCTGTGATGATAAACACAGGAAGTATACCTCTTTTTTGCGCATCAACAGCCGCTTTAACTAAAGCAGTGGTTTTACCTGTGTCCGAATGACCCAAGAACATATTAAGATGTCCCATAGCAGGACCTGGTACACCAACCGCATCCAAAAATTCAGTCCCTAAATCATAAAACCTCTGTGGTTTAAATTTAGCTGAAGAAGAGAACTGCTTCTTTATGTCTTTAAATGATTTTTTCTTAATTGCCATTGTATTTTATTTTTTTCGTTACGAAAATCTCGTAATGAGAAAGATAGGGAAGCTTTTAGACTTCCCTATCTATGGTTTTGTTTTTGTTAGAAAGGAAGGTCTTCGTCGACTTCCATTTTTGCTTGTGGGTCATTCACTTCTTCAGTCGTTTCAGTCTTGGTTGTAGTACCACCGATACTTTCAGTGGTGTCGTCACCATACACAAACTTTTTAAGTTCAGAATCCCATACAGGTGTCTCTCCTCGGGCAACCGCCTCAAGGTATTCAATAGGTCTCTGTGCGTAAACATCAGACCAAGTCATCTCATCTTCAACCCATTCCTTCATTTGGTCGGAATCGTCACTCAAAGGTGCTGGGTCATCATACATAATTGTTTGGACAACTGTGTATTCGATACCTGAATTAGTTTTAGATTTAGATAGTTCGACAATCAAATCACGACCTTCGTTAGCGTCGGTGATATCACCTTTCGCTCTCCAAATTGGAATGATTTTGTCAAGGATACCCTCTTGCTTGTAGTTGTCCTTAAACCTCCAAAACTTAACTCCATCTTCTTCATTGTCACGGTCAATAACCTTAACAATATAGAATTTACGAGGACGATACTGCATCGCCAACTTTTTATCGGACTCTTTACCTGTAGACATAAGTTCTTCATAAACCTCTGTCAAAGGAGAACGTTCTCCATCATTTTTACCTGGGTCATATAGTTTAACCCATCGTCCGTCTACTTGGACTTCATGAAACCATACTTCTTTGAATGGTGATGAGCCGTCAGGTGTTGGGAGTATACGAACTCTAGATTGTCCTGATTTAGTTCCTTTAGGGAGATACGTAGTGAAATACTTCTTAAGACGTTGCTCCTGTGTCATACCGTCTCCGCTACCGCGGGACTCTGTGTTTTTTTCGTACTGTTGTAGTACTGCGTCGAGTGCATTTGCCATAGTTTTTTCTTTTATTCGTTAAAATTTTATCTGTTACTCATCAACAAATATAAGTGAGAAAAGTACTAAGTCAAATGTGGTATAAATAAAAAAGACCCCTATGAGGTCTTTTTTTATTTTGTTAAATTAGTTTTAATTATTAATAGACTATCATTGTTTGGATGAAATTCAATTACCCATGTCATACCATTCCAATCTGTCCATTCTTCACCAATTTTAATTGTGTTCTCCCAATATCTTATAGGATATTGTCCGTCCCAATAGGTGGGAATCATTGCGTCAAATCCAAATTTACTCGGATTTTTGTATACTTTAGTTGGGATTTGGTTATAACATCCCGTTAATAAAAAAGTAATCGATAAAAATAATAGTTTATAACCTTTCTTCATCTTCAAATGGTTTATCAAATGACTTTTTGATATCACCATCTGAATAACTTTCTACATCATCTGAAGTAAGAACGTATTCATTCTTACCTGTCTGTTCAAGTTCATCTTGTTTGTCCATAAAAAAATCGGTGAGTTTTTGATTGTAAGGATAACTATCAAGACTTCTAAGTTGTAACTTTTCTTCGGGTGATTTCTGTCTGTATTTTTCGACTTTTTGTTCTAAGTCATTAATCTTATTTAAGATTGTATCCATCTCACCAAGTTTAGAAGTCAAATCATCTAACTTACTAAACATTGTTTCCATATACTCGTCTTGTTTGTCCGATATTTCTTTTTGTGATGTCACTAGTTCAGTAACATCTAACTCTTCAGTACCACTATCTTCAGTTGTTTCAATTCCTTCATCACCAACAACTTCAACGTCAGGGTCATTTTCTACATCAACAGGTTCAGGAACTTCTTCAACATCAGTTTCTGTGTCTAACCCAATATCATCTGTTTCTTCACCTCCCTCATCAGGTAATGGTGGTAATTCAGTTTCTTCCTGCTCAACGATATAATTATTTATTTTATTATATCTCTCGATTTCATTTATAATTTTTTTATCTATAGACATTGTTGTAATTTTTACCCATTTAATAATGTTTTAACACCATGACGTGTTTCAACTTTCATTGTTTTATTTACTTTCATGGTGTTATCAACTCTTTCTATTAGACCGTCCCTCATTCTGACTGTATAACAATCACCTGTGTCTAAATCACAAACCTCTTTATAACCATTTCCGTTATCTCTTTCTGTAATTCTACTATCTTTTTGTAGATAGTCGTCTAATAATTTTTTGATGTTCATCTGTAATCTTTTTATATAAATATGTTTATTATCAAGAATATTCAAATTTCTCCTCTCTGTACTACTGATTTAAATATATTCAACCATTGGTCGTAATTACTCTTAAAATTCTCATTTGTATTTTTTTGGTAATTTACCTCATTTATTATATCTGATGCGGTACCACTAAATGGAGGATTAAGGTATACATTACTCATATAAAGTATTGTAAGTGTCTTAGGTAATTCGTTTGTGGTGGTTCCTTGTTCTAAAACATCATATATAGAGTCGGCCATCGGTCCAATTGGGTTTAGTGTTGCCCTCATAAAGTCTAACGATTTATCGATAGTATCAAATGACGCTATTGTTGTTAGAGTTTCACCATTTTGCACACATACTTGGGAATTAAAGAATTGGTCTCTATTAGGGATTAAAACATCAGTCCTTACATCCATAATATTATTGTTATAACAATTTTCTCTGACTGACTTATTTTGTGTAGCAATTCCATATATTAATATTTTAATTTTATCACTTGTAAAATCATTATTATTAACGTAGTTAATTACATCTTGCGCCTGTATTGGTGTCTTAACCATTTCGGTAAATGGTTTTTCAGGATATTTTGTAATTTCTTGACCTTTATCCTCAGGAGCTTGTTTAATATTTTTCATTTTAGATAACGCTAAATTGTTTTCTGTTTTTCCTGTTTTAGCGTTTGTTTCTTCCTGTCTAACTTTCTCTTGATATTGTTTTAATATTTGTCTATTTACACTTGCAACTAATTTATCTGGTGGTGAAAGTGCAAATTTTGGTATTCTAATCCCGTCAAAATTAGTTATAAACCCTCTATTAGTTATATTATGTGTCACATTCATTATTAAATAAGGACCATAGAATAATGGTACGTTTGTAAGATTAAAATACATTGTAGGTTGTATCATCGCATTACCTAATGATTGTACTTGGCAAGTATAACTTCGCGTTTTATAGAAGTTATATAGAGATTGTGATTGTTGAGCCACTTGTTGTCCCGACGCTTGTGAACCCATATCAGCCAGAACTTGGAATGTCGGTCCTATATTTTTGTGTTGATTCATGTCTATAGAGACTGAGTTAAATACTCCCTGATTTCTTTTTCCGAAATCTACCTGAAATCCTACACATCTATTACTATCAGAATAGTTAGTTTTGTTTGTTTGATTTTCTCTTAATGGGCAATCCGATGGGTTTGTTATATCAAACGCGTCGTCACCTTTTCTAAAAGTAGTATTCTGTCCCGTACCTAAGTTAGATGACGGTTCACCAACATATATACCTATCATTCTTGGTCTACTATCCTTTGTATCAACTTCCATAAATGTACCAAATAAGTCGTTTGGTATGTCCTGTGGTAGCGGTTCTCCTTTTTTAACTCTGTCATTTCTACCGTAGAAATTTGTGTAAGCCGGTGTTGGTATAAATGTAAAATTATTTTTTTCGTAAATTAGACCTAAAAGTCCGTACACTGACATTTTATCATTTCTACCGGTTATAAATCCTTCTAATTCAGAAATATTTACAACTACCTTATCCCCTATTGGTCTATTAGCCCTGTCTAAGAATAAAAAGTCTTCAAAAATAGTTCTGTTTTTAAAGTCTTGCCCTGCCACCCATTTATCGTTAAGTGCTTGAAACGTTTTCCATAGTTCAAGTTTTGGTATATTTCCATCAATTTTAGACAATCCAATCGCCTCTTCAGTGATTGAGACTGAAGGTAAATCTCTATTTAATTTTATGAATATTTGATTAAGTATATTCTCTTGGAAATTTTCCTGCTCTAACATATAACCGTTTAGGTCACCTATAAATTTACTTTTATTCATAGATGGGTCTTGTGATTTTTTGGCTCCGTATATTTTAATTAATGGTGATAATAATTCTACATTACTTTCACTAAATTCAAATCCCATGTCAACGAAAAAGTCAGTTAAATATGAACCGTTATCTCCATATCTAAAACCTGTTTCGGAAAAATCTCCTACGTATTCGTACATAGCTCTCCAAGCTTCAGGGTATGAACCTTTACTTGTACCTAAACTAACTCCTCCCCCTTCTGTTGGTAGAGAACCTATGACATAATTTCCGAAGTTGTATGGGTCTTTTATTTTTTGTGAAGATAATGTGGTTAATGAACCATAAACTTTATTGTTATATTTTGAGGGGTTACCAATTTTAAGTACCGTGTCTTTATTTATAAATAAATCTATGTGGTAGTTTATAAATTGATTACTTTGTGATTTAGTTAATGACGTTAAGACGTTATCAAAGTTTTGTTGTGTTTCTGGTTTTTCAACCATCAATAAAGATTTTAAAACTTCATATATATTTAAATCGTATCTATATAAGTTAGGTCCATTATATAAACTTTCTTGGTTTTCATACACCGCCTTCCACCTACTAATTTCCGAATCTGGCACTTCTCCATTCTCATATTGTCCTTTTATCTCATTACTATTTAAAAACTCTTCGAATGTGGTATTTCCTCTATTAACTAAGAATTGTGTTTTATTTGGTGGTTGGCAAAAATTTAAAAAGTGTTCTTCAAATAAATCTAACATGTCTTTAGTAAAGACTCCAAAAATATCATCTATTGATGAATATGTTAGTGATGTACTATTACCTAAATTAAATGCTTGTTCATTTCTATCATCAGGATTTATATGTTTTATATACTGATTTGGTTTGGGTTTGTCAATCATTTCATTTGAGAAATACCCAAAATTAGATGACGACCATAACGCTCTTACCCCTCCGTTATAAATGGATGGATTTGTTGTTACGTTTTGTTTGTGATTACCAATTGTGTCAAAACACTCAAACCTAGCTTGATTAAATTTAGCCTGACCAAAAGAAGGAATAATTAAAACTTTATTTTCTTCGTTTTCTCTAAAATCAAAATTACCTTGTACATTAAAATACTGAGACCATGTATTCATTTGGTAATCGGATTCAGGATTTTTAGAAAGTTTTATCTTTGTTTTGGATGTTGTCCCGATTTGTAATCCTTTTTCAGTTTGGGCGCTTTGTAATTCTGATGATGAATACGTATTAAAGACATCTTTTTTAGTGAAGAAATAATAAACGTCATTCATAACCTTAGGAAAGAACCCATTTTGGACTCTTGTGGACTCAAGGTCTATCGTAACGTTAAGGTCTCCGCCTAAGAAGGCAGGGTCTCCTACGTTTAATTGTATAGGCTCTATAAATTGTTCATACTGCTTTATCGTAGTGCTATTCCCACCATAATCATTAAACGTATACGACTTAGACGTGTTATCTGAAATTGGGTCATACGCATTTACATAATCAAAGTCTTTCCATACCTCGTCTAATATGTCTATATTATCGTTTTGATATTTCTTATATCTGTGCCATATAGACCCGTACTTTAAAATAAATAAATATGGTAATTTATGTATCGCAGAATACTTGTTTAATGTCGCAAAAATATAATTTAAGTCAGTCGTTATTTTGTTTGAGTTTGATTTAAACTTTTCCCTTAGTGTTGATAGTGGTAAGGAGTTTAGGTATAAGTACCCTAATGCGGTATATGGATTTTGTATATCGTTTTTCTCATTTTCAACTCCTTTCATGATTGAGTTAATAAAGTAAGGAGTGTTTAATAAAGATGTTGTTTGTTTATTAACAATATAGTTTTTAGTTGTATCGTATTTAGTTCCGTAGTCAACAAAAGATTCTGTTAAAACTAAATCTTTTTGCATTCTTAAGTTATAATAGTTTATAACTTGAGCATTTGTTAAATAATTTGTGTTGCCATTAGAGTTAATTGAGGACTCAAGGTCACTCGTTTCTTGTGTTGGTGAGTCACTATAATTTAAAATCCATTCAAAGTATGAGAATGGTTTTTTAGTGTATGTTTTACCCAATTCAGATAAAGCCTCAATACCATCTTCAACCCCAAAAGAAGCAATTGTTTTTTTAGTTGAATTAATAGTGAACATCTTAGATGTATCATTACTTAACCTTATTGAACTTAGTTGCGACCCTTGTGATAGATTTTTTTGTATCCAAGAAAGATTATTAAACGGGTAACCATCACTGAATGACATTTCGTCTGAGTAATTTTCTTTGAGGTATTTTTTTAATTTGTCGATATTTTCAACGTTGGACTCGACAGTAGTCGTGTCCCCTTCTAAATAACTCAAATCATATATACCATAGTCGTTTTCTAAATATGATTTAATGTAAGGTGTTGTGAATTCACCTCTTGAAAGTAAATTCCAACTTGCACCTTCTCCATTATTAGAAATAGATTTCATATACTTTAATAAGTTTTCATAACTAAAGGCAAAGTTTTTAAATAACTCAATTAACTCTGTTGAGTTGACCACAGACTCTTTAAGATTGTTATATTCAAAATCACTTACTACACTATATATTTCGTCCCTATATCCACTAGATTTGTATAGATTTGTGTAATTACTACTTAGTTGTGACCTTTCAAAAATTTCATATACAAATGGTACAATATTTAAATCGGTATAAGGTCGGTTTTGATTTGGGAATTCTACAGCATTTATACCCATAAATGGTGTATCTTTTAATGTGTTTTCTAAATCAAAATCAATATTACCCGGTTCTTTTTGAGTCGCACCTTTCATATATTCTTCCACAAATCTAACCTCAGGCCATAAAACTGAAGAAAACGCCCTTAATTGTGAGGACACAGTGTAGTCACCAGGATATGTATCTTTTAGTTCTTCATTTCCATCTTCATCTACGGAATTAACAAAATACTGTGGCCAAGGATAAACAATTGCAGTCTCTTCTTGTGGGTTATTAGTTGTTGGCACGTTACCACTATTTGTTTCAACTCCTTGTGATTTTTCTGGTGCTAATATCGCATTTCTTCTTACGGGGTCTTTTCTTTGTTCCCACGCTTCATCGTGTACTTGGTCCATTAACCTTAAAAAGGCGTCGGCACTTGCAGATATAACCGCTATTACGTTTTTTATTGTTGGATAAAATCCTAATCCGATGTTTGGGTTTTTTATTTTTTCGGCTAAAGCTTGTGACATTTTTTCTTCTATCATACTTCTCTTAGTCTCGAAATCATCATTTAATCTTTGTAGTTTACCTAAGAAGCTAATCGGGTAATATTTTACTTTTCCATATACATCTCCAAAAACAAAAAATGTTCGTAGTAACTGATTGTCTTCCATTTGAAGTGTTTCAGCATCTACTTGGTATCCACTAATTTTAAGTTCTGTTTCTATTTCTATTCTAAGTTGTTCCACTTCTTGTGGTGTTCCGGCCCTTCTGTTTCTTATTTCGAAAGTAGTTTCGTAATCTATATCATCAGGATTAGTGATTTGTTGTAAAAAATTATTTAAACTTATTGTTGAGGTGAGTGTGGTTTCTAATTTTTCTCCGTGTACCTTTGCTTGTCCATCACTTCCAAATGTTGCGTTATCATTTAATTTTTTATTATACTCTTTAACAATGGTATCAAGTGCCGAAATAGAATCACTTATATTTTGTAATGCACTATTTTCCTCATTAATTAATTCTTTTTTAATGGGATAATATATTGGTGAGTTTGGTATGTTTAATACTATCGGTAAATTTCTATCTACGTATTTTGTTTCCCAATTATCTGTTATTTGTCCATATATTTTACTTTCATATTCTTTTAATGTTTTTCTATATGTGTCTATATCGTTTAGTATTGCAAAATCTTCCTTACCATATGATTCCATAACGTATCTCTCGAAGTTTTCCAACTTCATTAACATCTGGCTTAGTGTTAACTCTGGAAAGTTATCGTCTATTAATCCTTTTGCCTTGTAAGAGCTGTATACATTTTTTATCATGTCATACCCTCTAGTTGATTTAATTCTTCTTACTTCTTGTGAACCTCCTTCGTTATTTGTAGAAGTTTTCTCAGGTCCTAATGTTGCGGTTCTTTCGTACATATGTGGTAAGGCGAAAAGAGAGTCTACAGATATGTCAGAAAGAAGTGCATAGGTACGAGAAATAAAATTCGTAGTTATTTTATAGTTACCTGATGATGGGTCGAATCTAGCGTTAAAATCTTTTAACATTAATTCATATCTTAACGCCTTACCATAATATCCTTTTACTGTTAAAGTAAATAATGGATATGGTAAATGAAAAAACGCACTGTATGGTGAGTTCTCACCTTGTTCAAACAAGACCCTTCCTTGTACGTCCTCCATTTCAATACTAACTAAAGCGGCGTATGATGTGTTTATCTTTATCGATATATTTGTTATTCCTAAAAGTTGTGAATCAACATCTCCACTACGTGTTCTACCTAATGTTAAATTATCAGTCCAAGAGGTATCTAAATAAGAATCTTGTGTTTCCCCTTCACCTGTATCTTGTGATTGAGGCTTCATAAAGTTAATTACGGTTTCTCTATTGTCATCTATAGCACCTACTCTAATATTTTCTACGGCAGTTTCAAAATTATCACCTACGACTAATTTACTCCGTGGTATTATTTTAGCCTCTAAACTTGCATACATAACCAACTCTTCGTGGTTTACTAACCTTTCAGAAACTTTACCTCCACTATCAACAACTTTGTTAGGGTCTACAACAATAATGTTATCGTAATCGGTTTCTACATATACATTTTGATTGTTATAAAATTCATTACCTGCCATAATAGAAGAAGTGTGTATCTAATGCCTTTTTATAATCTTGTAAAGAATTCACTAAAGGAAAGGGTATAATTAAAACCGCCCCATCACTAATATTATTTTCTAACCCACCGAACATAGGGTTTGCCGCCAAAATTAACCAACCAAAGTAAGGTGTGTCATAAAATTCCATACTTACTTTATCTAATCTACTCCTACTTACTTTATAAATAAATTTTTTATCTGTAGGTTTAGATGGGATATTAACGAATGGAACTACTGTTTGTTTTCCGTTAACTAAAAAATCTTGGTATCTATTATAGTATCTCATTAGTTAAAAGTATATTTTTCATTAAAAATGTTTTTAGGTCCATCGTTTAATCCTGATTTAAATGTTGCGTTAAAATAATTTACCTTACTGTCGTTAGCCGATTCTTGTGGTTTTTGTACGTATGTAAAGTTTCTTGTTTTTTCTAAATTAAACGGTTGATATAAATTAAACTTTAGACATATAGGTTTGTTTTTAAACCTCTCGACACTTCTGTTTGAGTCTTCTTGTAATTTTTTATATATACTTTGTAGTCCCCAATTATTATTTGGTAATGAGCCCGCTGAAAAATTATTTGGCTGTGTTCCTATACCGTTAATTACTGTGTCGACCCAAAATACCCATTCTGCTTTTTCTATTAGTTTTTCACCTAAAATTTGTCTTTTTAATTCCTCAGGGTTGTTAATTACAAAACCAAAATTAATCGTACAAAATCTTGTTTGTGGTTCTGTGTTATAAGGTGGGAATAAAAAATCTGTGTATAAATTATCTTTTTCAGGTAAAAGACCATAACTTATATTATCGTCTTCGTCTTCAAAATCAAAATCATCATCGCTATTATCTACTCCCTGAAATAATTCTTCATAAAAATTTTTCATATCTTCTCCCACTGTTTGGATGTCGTCAACTAACTCCCCGTATGTGTCTATCATATCTGACGAAGGGTCAACTTCAGTAGTTGCTGATAATGAAAGTATAAATGCCCTACCTTTTTTGTTTTTATAACCGTCAGTACTTGTTGTAATTAAATTTAGTTTATCATTAATTCTAGTAAAATCTGTTTGTACTCCTACTACACTATTCCCGTGACCTTCCATAATCTGAGCATATTCATTTGTTCTTTTTTCAATAAGTGTTTTTAAATTCTTTTTAAATTTTTTTATATCACTATTTTTTAAATTTTGTTCATAGATTGTTGTAGTAGGTGTTTTTAAAAATGGATTTTCATCATTATCAACATCTTCTAATAGTTTGTTTTTTAAATCAATAATCCTATTTTGTATCTCTATCGGTTTACCAAATAAATTTGTTTCATATTCATTACTACCATCTAAATATCCTGTTACATAACCTTCTGTGTAGTTTCTTTTTTGTGTTAGATAATAAAGACCTATTCTTGAATGGGATGTATTTACGGTTTCAACAGTGGTAATAATATTTTGTGTATATGCTTGTGTTTTTTTGACGTAGTCGACAACAGGTGTTTTATAGTTTATTTCACCTATTAAATCGAGTGTTGTTCCTGTTAGTTCAGGACCTGTTTCAGTACTTGTTATTTCACCTATTGTGTCTCCCGCCTCTTCACTTCTTTCAACCTGACCATTTTCAGTTAATGAGAAGTCATTTGAGTCATTTATTTTATTTAAGGTGTCCCTGTTTAATTCTGACCTATCTTCGGTAACCACCGAACGGTCATCATAAACTTCAGTATTACCATAGTAATTAAATGATAACGCATTTTGTAATCTAGAAACGGGTTCTTTTATACCTTGTCCACCTATAAAATAAAAACTCATATTAATGTCCGCTATCATTGGTTGAACTCCAATACCTTCAGGATTTAAATCAAACGTTAATGGTTCAAAATTGATACTCATCTGTTGAATTGCAATTTTTGTGTGATAAAAATCTCCGATTCTCAATACACAGATAGGTGGAGCTCCAAACGCGGTGTTTTTAACGTCACCTTCTCTTGGCTTACCGTCTTCACCTATAACTGGTATTGTGTCACCAGGTCTTAAACATTGTTGTAAGAAAGTAAGTCTACTATTTAATCCTTCAGGAGTTATAGAGTGAAATGCTGGTTGAAAATATTTTATCTTTTCTTTAATGCCTTGATATACCCTAGGAGTACTCTCTTCCATCATTTTAAAGTAGTCACACTCAGTTAAAAGTTTTTTAACTATTATTTTAGCAGCTTCGTTTCTTGGTTGTGATGATTTACTTTCTTTTTGTCTTATAATTTCTGTTTGACCTGTTATAGTGTCAGTTATAATCGTTTCTTCTGGTGGTACTTCAGTAGTTCTTTGTTCGGGTGGTGAGGGAACTTCTTCTATGTGTTTTATAGTCACAGCCCTACATGCCATAGCAGTGACTGAGTATGTTGTATTATTACCTACTAACGCTGTAGAACATTTTTCGGTACCGTAGTCACCACTTCCCATATTCACTTCGGTATCTTCCCCAACCGATACTTCATTAAAGATTATTTTATCTTTATAATTACTTAACTGAGGAAATGATAGTATATATTTTTTTACCGAGTCTACCCTTCTCTTTGAAAGTGATAGGTTATATTCACTAGAGTTTGGTGATGAAGCGGACCCTTTTAAATCAATTATAATTGATTCTGCTCCTTTTTCTAACGCTTTAGCCATTTTCATGACTAAGTTTTCGGTTTTTGTTTTTATTATATTATTGGTTTCATCACCTAAGAAGTTTTCGTAAAACCCGTCAACAGGAACCTGTTGGTCTTCGTCAGCACTTATAAAGTATGTGTCTCTAGTTTCTGCACTTATATATAAATTTAAATTACTTTCATAACTTTCATCTGTTGTTACCGCAGATGAAGTTCTTGGTCCTGGTACATCATTATCAAAGTAAAACTCAAATGCATAATCTGACTCAGTAATTTCTTTTGTGTAATCTTCAATTACGGGTTCTTGTTCAGTTATATTAATTCTTTCAATATCTTTTGAAAAGTTTTCATATGTTTTTATGTCTGTTGTTTCTGTTACAATTTCATAGATGTCTTTTAATGTAAATTGTGGAAATCTTCGTGCTAATTCATATATATCATATTTTCTACATCCCGCAAAAAATGAGTCAACAATATCATTTACTTTTTGTGAATCTTCTCCCGCCAATTCTTTATCAACAATTGCATTTAATATTGATGGGTGGTCAACAATTATTTTCCAAGATAAACTACCTTGTCTTGTTGTATTATTATATGTGTAAATAGGTTCGGGTCTTCCTAAAAATTCATTAGACGTCCAATTTGTTGAATTTGTTTCAGATACCTTCATATCGTATGGTGGGAACCACATAATTCTACCTCCGTTAGGACCTCTTTCACAAACAGGTAAATCAGAGTAAGTAAAACCAGGTTTACTCGATGTCCTCCAAGCTAAATTTTCAATCGAGAACATATACTTCTTTACTTTGTCATCTTGTATGTTTGTTGAATCGTCATCTCTAAATGGTGCAATATTAAGATTATAGGTGTTATCTAGTACAGAATATTGGAATCTTCTGTTTTGATTAGTCATACCGTCTTCTTTCTGTAATTCAGAATTAGAAAAATATGGTATATCTTTACTAAATACACGACAATATTCGATACCTTGTATTTCACCCGTTGATGAATCAGTATATTGATACACCCTTGAACCTTTAGTCATCTCTCTTGTACCATCATTGAAAACTTTAGATACTTGGTTTATTGCGGTTCCAACATGTTGTAATCTTGCATCACCTTTTAATTCTTCGGCTGCGTCAATTAACTTTTGTGTCTCGTCTAATATAGACCCTTCTTTAAAAGTATTTTGTAACGATAAGGACGCACTAAATGGTGATGATACAGTTTTTTGAAACTGTGGTGACATTGAGCCTGCACCACCTCCCCCTGTCGGTCTTTTACCCTCGTTATCAATACTAGGTACACCCGCCCAAGTAAATCCTCCTTGTATTCTAGGTGCGTCGTAACTACTGTTAGTAAATGTATTTGGTCTTATATAATTCGTTCCGTTAAGTCCAAATTTAAATACACCAAACGCATTACCACTTGATTCATAGTCATCCCCTAACTTATATCCCCTTACAGGAACCCTAACTTTATTTCCAAATTCATTTACAGGTAACTCGTTTTCAGGGAATGTTGCGTTTGATGGGTCCCTTTCTTTACTACCGATATAGTAATTTCCTGTAGGTGCATTTAATCCAAACGCCCTATTATTATCTGTGTAATCAGGAGCAAATACGTTAAGAGATAAACTTTTAAATAATCTTTTTGTCTGACCTCTACCACTATTAGAAATCATCAATTCAGATGACCTTTTGTTTGATTGTGGTAAAAGTGTCCCTCTATTACTATACTCCCCATCTCCCCTCGATGCTTGATTAATACTTGATTGTTCTTCAACTTTTGTGAAGTAACTACCAGGAATCCATGAATATGGTGAATAAACTCCCGATATACGACTAATAAAATCTAATCCTTTACCAATAATATTATCAGGTACAGATATTTTCCAATCGCTTTCAATCGCTTGTTCATTACCTGTCGCAATAGCTAATGCATCAAATGGGTCAGATAATGCATCAATTACATTAATTCTACCTAATGTTTGTTGATATGTTTCTTCCGCGATACGATACTCAAACTCGGTTTTTAGTTGGTTACCCGCAATTTGTGCCAATGCAGAATCCTGAGTTAAACTTCCGTTCGTTCCTGTAGGGTTAAAAGATGTAAGTAGATTAAATGCGTTGTAGGTTGAAGCTACAAAAGTATAGTAACTTTCTCTTTGTTCTATCTTTTTTTCTATATCTCTTATGTCTATAAGGTCTTTGAACCCACCTTCAGGTCCGTATTGGTTAGATATAAATGCCCTTTTTTTCGCCTCTTGATTGACTTGAAGTTCAGTAACTCTAGTACTATCAACAACTCCAAGGTCTTTTAGAGAAAATTCAGAACTACCAGGACTATCATTTCCCTTATAACCTTCTTTGTACGGTTCAAGGTTTCTAATTAACAGTCTTTTTCTAAAGTTTTCTGTTGCATCAAATGTTAATTCACTCGGCATATAAATCTATTTTTATATAAATAGATTAATTCTAAATTTTTATACAGAATAAGTGTTATTTGAGTCAGTAAATATTGATATTAATTTACTAGTGAAGTTGGGGTTGTTAACTATTTCCATTGCCAATTGTTCAGATGATATGTTTTGGGGTAGGTTTTTTCCATCAACACTTAAATCTATTTTACCTCCAACATCTAATTTTACATTTCCGTTTACAGAACCTGCATTTGCCGTATCCATATTACCACCCATACCATTTATACTGTTAACCGCGTCAAATAATTTTGTTCCTCCGAGTATTAAATCATCTTTTCTAAATGATACTGGGTCCATACCAGGTCTTAATATAAAGTCTTGCTCCTCAGGTTCTTCTATTGGTAAACTAGACGGTACTGTATTACTTGAGGGGTTTATTGGTAAACTAGTCGGTACTGTATTACTTGAGGGGTTCGGTTGTTGACTATTATCCTGACTGTTGTCCTGACTTCCACTCATAATTTTATCGATATTTCTACCTAAGACATATTCTAGTGCATCTCCCACTAAAATTAATCCACCACTCACGGCAGTCGCTTGTTCTTTTATTTGGTCAGCAACTTCGGGGGGAAACGCATTTATTAAGGATTCACCAACACCCAAAAATGAAGTACTTATTTCTTCTAATTTTGTAACTATAATCTCATCTAATTTTAAATCTTTTAAAAGATTTTCTTCGTCTAATTTTTCATTCGCTTTGTCAAACATAATTTGTGGTATATCTATTAAAGCTTGTCCTATTCTTCCTGCTTGGTTTTGAAAGTCTTGTGCCGCTTCCTCACTATTCATTCCTTCTGCAATATGTCTTGTGAGTGTTCTACCGTATTCCGCAACCTCATCTGCACTAAAAGCTTCATTTAAACCTAATAATGCCTCATCAGCAACTCCTTTAAACGCTTCTTGGGCATCGGTAACCCCTTTTGTATTGGTCCCTAACATAACAGGTGCAAAATCTGCCGACGCAACCGTATTCGCAATAGTTTCCAAATATCCCATATTTTGTACAGCAATTTCTTTATCTGACATCGCAGATTCTGTTTGCATTTTTTCCAAGGTAGCGAAGTCGGCTTTGTTGAGGTCCTGTGCCTTTTTTGTTGCGACTTCTATTTGTTTACCCGCTTCATTAAATACCGGTATTTGAACTTCAATTTCACCTCCTTTTATGTTACCCATACTTGCTAGAAGTTCTTTTTTATCGTCATCTATTTCACTAAGACCGCCTAACATATCAAGTTTTTTGGTTCTTTCGGCAGCTTTCATTGCCATATCTGTCATTTCTGTATATGACATACCCACAGCCCCCGCAGCTTCTTTCAACCTGTACATTTCGGTAGTGGATATATCAAATTCACCCGTATTTTCATTAAATGACACCGCAGATTCAGCCATACCTAAAACAGCGTCTTGTAATCCTTCAACATCTGTTTGGGCCATATGTAATAGTTTGAATGGGTCTCCTAAGTCTCCAACCGCTCCTCCTAACATTTGGAAGTTTGCTGCCATTTCTATTGCCTTCTCAGGTTCAAGTAGACCCTCAGCCATAGTAAAAGTCTTTCCGACATCAATTCTAAGTGCTTGTGCCTTCATTACCATCTTTGAGAATCCTTCAACTCCATCTTTAAAGTTGTATGATGACATCATTTTAATATTAGATGCCACACCTTTCATAAATTCTCCGACATTGACTCCATAATTTCGAGCCTGTTCTGACATATCACTTATATTTTCAATTGCTTTGTCTGTTCCGACACCTATTGACCTAAATCCTTCAACAATTGGTGCTAATTCTGCTCCGGTTATTCCAGCGTTATTTGCGATAGCCTGCATATTCACCACTTGCTCACTAGTTAATAGTGTATTTGTTCTCATAGAGTCATTCATGGCTTTCATTAGATTTAAGTTATCGTCTAAGCCGACCCCAAACTGTAAAGTTTCAAATGTCGCTTCTGCCATTGTGTCGGCAATTGCGTCTCCAACAAGTTTTGTTTGTCCTAAACCTTGTCGTGTCATATCATAAGTTAACTCTCTTAACTTATCAACATCTTGTATAACTGCTGCGGGTAATAACATTTTACCCATAGTGGAAGCTAAATTTTGTAGACTAATATCCGCTAACTTAGTTGCCCTTTCTAAACCTTTTGCGCTTTGTGTTACTGCATCTACCGCATTCTTACCTTTATCCAACGCGTCAGAACCTGTTGTTTGTAATAACATAGATATTCTATTTTATTATAAATAGTTATCTTCTTGATTTACTCTTTTCTATTTGTTCTGCCCTTTTAGTAAATTCTTCAGAAAGTTTATTTATAAAATATTTTCTTTCATATGTGGGCACTTCTAATAAGTCTTTGTATGAAAAGTTTGCATGTCTAACAAGATAATAAATCTCATCAAGCATAACTGTGCGCAATTCAGAAGAAAGGCCGAAAAAACTCCACCCCAAAGGTGATTCTTACATTCACTCTTTCTCCTGACGGGGCGTTAACAACTCTTTCTAAGTCTATTTTAGGTTCACACTTACTTAAAGTGTTTCTTATGTGTTTTGAATCCATAATTGGTAAGTTTAGTATAAATTTTGATATGTATTCTCTATCACTATTATCATCAATACTTACAATTTGTTTTTCTAATCTTGTGGTTACTCTAGGTGGTGTAGTATTTGGTGGATACTGCTCTAAAATTCTTTCAATCCCTTCTATGTCTCCAATCGTTAATAGTTTACATTTTACTGTATTTCCACTCTTTGGTAATTTAAGGGTGAATATTCCGTTGTCGTCTGGCTTTAATTCAGGCTCGATAATATTTAATTCGTCTAGTCTTATCGTCTTTTCGAATTCCTTATTTGTTTTTGGGTCTCTTAGTTTAAACGTATAGTCAGGACCAAAAGATGTATTTCTTAAGAAGATTAATACTGCTTCCAAATCACCCTCCAATAAGTCTTCAACTCTAATATCAGGTTCATATAATTTATTACGTACTAATTCATTAACAATACCTTTTGTATTTGCTGCATTAATAAGTATATTTTCATCTTGTGCGGTTAAATAACCAATCTTTAAAGACTTTTTTTTGTTTTTATAAAACAAACCTTTAGATGGTAAACTTACAACATCGTGTGGTAAGTTAAATTCTTGTTGACCGTATTGTCTTGTAGTATCTTCCATTTTTTATATAAAAAAAAACCATAGGGAATAAACCCTATGGTTAAATATATTAATTATTTATTTTTTTTCAATAGTATTAGTAAACCAAAATACATCTATCAGGACGTAGTGTTGCGGTAATTGTTGCTAACGCATCATCACTATACCCTAAACTATCGAAATTAACATCAGTTAAGAAAGTGCCCTGTAGAATCCATTTTTCAACGGCTACACCTGTTGGGTCTAACATTTCTAAGTCTAAGTCTTTTTTATACCCTGCCGCATATCCCATACGTCCTGTAACAGATTCTGCTGTTAATCTAACCCACTCCATCAAAGCTTGTGATGCTGAGGGTCCGATTGGGTCTCTAAACGTTACATTAATTGTATTCCATGTAAATCTACCAGCAACATAAGTAGAAGTGTTTAAGAATGGAATCTCTGTAGAATTAATTTGGACATTGGGTCTTGAAGTTGACTCAACGTACCACGAGTTTATACCTAATGATGAAGGGAAAGTAAGAACAAATCTATTTTTCCTTTTCGGTTCATACGGTACGGGCATTTTCATTAATAAATCAGCCATAGTATTTTGGTTTTAAATTTCTTGTTTATTTAATTATAAATATCAGCTCAGAACTTTTTTCTCTTTACTTTTATTTTTTTATCTATAAAATCTTATTCCGGCAGTTATAAATTATACTTCTAGTTTATCACCACCTTTAGTTAAATAAGTTTTTACTGGGCTTTCTTCATATTCTTTATCTAAAAACTTTTTTATAGATTCTATATTACCTGGGTCATCATCAGAAAAACCAATCTGAGGTACAAAATTGTTTTTAACGTCATTTGTGAATGATACTTTTTGACCTAGTTTTTGGCTCTGATATTTAACATAACTAATAAATTCTCTTAAAGCTTCTATCTTACCTTCTTCAGGATTAGATGCAGAACCTTTACCATAAGTCACAGGATGATACTTACACATATCTAAATATTCTTTGATTAGTAGTTGGTCGTCTTTTAAGACCTCCCCTGACAAATCTCGATATTTTTTAAGGTTATTGACTAGTGTTTGTAAATTAATCCCATTATGGTTTGTAACAATCATATTATAGATTGCATCTTTTAAAACAGATGGTGTATGACCTCTAGCGGTTATAATTGCAAAAATGGAACCTCCATTTATACACTCCACAAAATCATTCCACGATGGTCCAGGTTCCGCTAATAAAGAGTCTACAATAAATCTCTTATCCCCTTCTACTCCAAAATTCCTATAAGGATTTTCGGAATATCCAACAATCATTTCCCCCTTATATTCAAAGGGTTCTCCCCCGATTTTTTGTCGATATTCTGCAAAATCTTCTGTAGACATGCCGACTTCTCCACCCTGTTCAGATTGTAACATGATTTGAGTTGGCATAGTAACAATGTTATCGTCCCAATCAAAAGCGTAGTACTTTAAATCGGGATTACCATCTTCTATACCTTCAGATAGACTAATTAAGTTTTTTCTTATAATCTGTTTAAGATTCATTTAAATTACTTATTTAAACTTTCTATTAATCTTTCTAACTGAGATTCCGTAACAACAATGTTTTGAGGCTTTTCAGAATAAGTCTCAACACCGTTACTTTCTATTTCCATAGACTCTCTTAAAATTTTCTTTTTAAATTCCATGTTTTTATTTTTTATTAAACGTTTAATTAATGGCTAAAAATGGGGGATACCGAAGTATCCCCCATTTAATAATTATTAGATATCCTCAAATGATGCACCTGTTGGTGTAATTAAGAATTCAATATCAATAAATTCTAACGCTCTTGTTGGTTTTAGATAAATTTTACCTACTAATGTATTGTTATCTAAATCCTCAGGAGTGTTCTGAACTACGACTCTAAAGTCAATCAAACCTCTATCTCTTCTGATTGAATCTAAGATTGGGTTTACTGAATCCAAGAACTCTTGTCTTACTTGGTCGTCATTCTGTTCGAACAATAGTCTTACTGCGACTGCTGAAATCAACTTACGAGCCTGTAGTAACAATCTTCTAACATTAATTCTGTCGAGTGCAGATTCCTTAACTTGAGTAGTTTTATTACCCCAAATAACTGTTCCAACATCTGAGAACGTTGCGATTGGGTTAATTCTACCTTTATAAAGAATATCTCTATCGTCTTGTGTTAATTTTTTACGTGCCTTAATTCCGTTAACCAAACCTCTTGTGTAACCCGCTGATGCAAACCATGGGAAAGCAATATTATCAGTTAATGCCAAGTTTCTAACTACTTCCGCTGTCGGTGGTAGGTAGATTTGTGTATTA